CTTTCTTCGCTTTTGGTACGATCCAGGATTGTGGTCACGCTAGGAACTTTGCTGCCATCTGGCAGTGCATAGTGTCGTTTGCCTTCAACGCTTTCTCTTGCCAGCGGAGTATAATTGTATTTTGTAATGATCATAAGTTACTATTATATAGTAAACCACAGACAAGGTCAATAAATATTTCAATGAACTTACTTGTATCTGGCTGTAGTTTTACACAGTGGCCCCAATATCCTGGCGGGCCAAACACCTGTTGGCCCCGTTACCTACAGCAATCAAACCCGTCATGGACCGTGACCAATATTGGCGAACCCGGAGCTGGCAATCAATACATCAGCGACAGCGTGGTACGACACATCTTGGAAAATCCCACCATCAAATATGATCACGTGCTGGTCATGTGGACAGGTGTCAGCCGCCTTGACTATTTGACCAGCCTAGAAGATCCAGCCTGGGCAGAACTTTACAACAGTTATGGTTTTTGTCGGCGTGTGGATGCTTGCCCAGAAAAACTAGGATATATTTTCAGTGGTGGACAAATGGGCACTTGGTTCAACAACCGTGTGTCAGAACCACTCTTTAGAGATTTATACAAGGTATCAAGTCCGTTGAGTCTGGCAACCATCAATGTCATGGAAATGATCAAGTTACAAAACTTTTTAGAAAATCAACAATTAAACTATAACTTTATGAGTTACGTGAACTACTGGGGCACAGGTGATCATGTCAGTCCCAACGGTGATTTTGGAGTTGGTAAATTTCCCGAAATGAAAAACTTGTTGAATTCTATCAAGTGGGATTGTTGGATTTTTACCAACCAAGAGCAAGACGGTCTGTATGAGTTGGGTCTTGCACAACAGGACTTTGAAGAGGATGGATTTCACCCAGGGTCAGTCACACACCAACAATGGGCCGCAACAGTTGATCAACGATTGACAATGTCAGAGATATGATCCGACGAATGCTTGACCCAATTGGTATTCATGATAGTGTTGAAATTATGTTCTGTTATGGGACGAATTCTGTCTAAGATCGGTTGTTGCGGTTGTTGACAAAGATATTTTATTTGATCGAATGCCGCTGTCCATCTTGCTTGGTCATCTTCAATTAGATCATAGCTTTCATCGATGATGCCGTCAAATGTGCGGAAACCCAGTTGTCGTAGATTGTGCAAGAATTTATGCCCGCTGAACGCCACAAACAATCTACGTCCTATCAAAGGCTTGGCTGTTTTCTCTGTGAAAAAACTAAAACTGTTGTCGTAATTGGTTTCTGCTATCACACTATAAGCTGTGGCATTGTAAGTATCAATATGAATAATTTTACTTAGACTGGTGTGTATTCCGCAATAGTCAACAGCACCGGCAGTGCCGGGTGCAGATTCCTTTGCCACAGTATCTGGTTCGTACAAAAAATAATCTTGGGCATAGAATTGTTTGTCATCAAACACACCTCCGTAGGGCATTACAAATATGTCTCTAAGACCGCTGGTGTTTACACTATCAAACACAAAATCTCTATGCGGTTTACGCATGCCCAAAAATGCATCAAAGTACTTGGGCTTTTCTGTATAAGGTCGTATTGCGTTCAGTTTGTCGGGCAGTCGACGATAAAGGTCAACACAATTTTTAAACCAATCGGCCCAGGGAATAACTTGTTTACTGAATTCATGATTGACCGTGCCAGGCATGAGCCAATAGACATTGTCTTGATCACAGCTTTCCCATATGGGCCAAAATACTGGATGTATTTCACTGTCCCAGGTAAACACATATTTGCTGTTGGCACTTAGAAGATTTATTTGTTCTTCGAATGTGTACTGATGTACAACTGTGGAATATATTTTGTATCCAACAAATGCTATCTTTTGTTCTGCTGATGTCTGCAGATATTCATGTATGTCTGATGTTGTTTGATATGCATCAGGAAACAATATGTGTGGTAACCATTCTAGTTGGATAGCTTGGCTATCACAATAGATCAATATCATACACGAAAACTTTCGCCGCAACCACAGCGATCTCTTTCGTTGGGATTACGAAATTCAAAGCCTTCGTTGAGACCTTGGCGCACATAGTCCACTGTCATGTTTTGCAGGTAAACATTATCTTTGGCATTGACCAACACCACAAAATCAGGCTGTGCATAATTGATCACATACTGTTCTGGAGTGTATTCTGTCACATACTCTAGTACGTATGCTAAACCACTACAGCCAGTGGTTTTTACACCAAGGCGTATACCAGCATAGCCCTTGGCATCCAGTAGTTTTTTTATTTTTGTTCGAGCCGCATCAGTTAAGGAGATCATGCTTTTTGCGATAGTCTTCTACTGCGGCTTTGATGGCGTCTTCGGCTAGAATCGAACAATGTATCTTCACCGGCGGAAGCGCAAGTTCTTCAGCAATTTTGCTATTTTTGATACTCGACGCCTGGTCCAGTGACATTCCTTTGACCATCTCTGTGATAAGCGAGGAGGAAGCGATTGCAGATCCGCATCCATATGTCTTGAAACGAGCATCTCTAATAATACCATTTTCATCTACCTTTATTTGAAGCTTCATGACATCACCACATGCCGGTGCGCCCACCATGCCGGTGCCAACATCGGCATCAGCGGCGTCAAATTTACCCACATTGCGTGGGTTTTCATAGTGATCAATTACTTTGTCTGAGTAGGCCATAATAACTCCTTAAGAGTATTATAACAGAATCAACTGCGATTTGCAAGAGCCGATTTAGCCATTGCACCCACTGTTTTTTCTGGGGGTGTTCTTGGTGCGTTCATGTCACCGGGCACAGCCGAAAAGTCATCTTCGGCATTGCTGTGTATGTAAACATATTTGGTACCATTGTCATCATCGCTGATGTCTTTGACAAAGTTTTTGACTGTGTCATTGGTTTTGAATGCATCCAACAGGGCTTCAAGATTAAAGGCTTCAGAGCCGGGAATGCCTTGCACCATGTTGATCAGGGCATCTACACGAATCTTTGGAACCAGGTGTTGATTGCCTGCACGACCTTTTAAGAACTCTAAGGCCGAAATAAGATTGGCGTCACCGCGATCAACGGCTTCGTCCTCAATCATTTCAGCATGAAATTCTGAAAATTCTTTTAGTCTCATTAACGGCGCTCTCTGCCCAGGGCCTCTGGACCGCCTGCGGCTGCATCAGTTGCGGCAAACTCATCACCAGCATCAAGATCGCTAACTGGAGGTACACCGCCAGGAACTTCGCCAGCGGTCATGCCGGCCATTTCATCGCCACCTAGTCCACCACCCATTCCCATGTCCATGGGTTGTGCAACTTGTTCGCCTGCCAATGCACGGCTCGCTGTGTCGGCTGTTTCTCTGGCGGCACCCAGTTGTGCAGACAGATCAGTGATCATGGGAGTCATTGTGGCCTTGAATTGTTCAGCTTGTTGGGCGCCAATTTGGTCACGGATGCTGTCCAACAATGCCGGCATTTGCTCGCTTTGTAGTTTGCTGATTTTTTCTAACATGTCTTGGACACTGTCAACAATGTTCTTGGCAGCCAGGATGGCTTCTGATTTGGCCATTTCGCTTTCAACGACAAACTGTTGACGGTTCTCACGCATCCATGTGTGCAAACTTTCACGTACCATCAACATTTCCATGTAGGTAGAGTTTTTCTCTACTGCGCCAGCGCCGTGGCTACGACGAACTTGGTCAATGCTTTCGCTTAGACCACTGGCTAGTCGGTAGGCTTTTTTAAACGTCAGTTTATCAAAGTCAATGGCATAACCAAAGCGACTTTCGACCACTTGGTTTAGTTTTTTTGCGGAAGGCTTGGTGCCCATTTCTTGTAGTCTCATAGTAGTCTTTCCTGAACTTTCAAATATTTAGCAGTATTTATAGTTTTTTCTAATTCTTGATTTGCATAATCCAGTTGATATCGAGCATTTATGTAGCGCATATTGGCTAGATCTGCGCGAAAATAGTCCTGCTTTTTTAGACTGGTGCGGCGAGTATTGGCATAGGTATCTTGATCTAGCTCCAATCTGCTGACTTCTGCATCAGCTGTCAGTATGTTTCTAGCTAGATTCAGTCGGTTGTCCTGTGTGGCCAAACAATAAAATATCGCACTCAGCTTACGACCAAAATCATGAACCAATTCATCATTGCGATCCAATACACGCCAACAGTGCTTGCCCACACTCAATACCTTGTAATAACCAATTAAAAACCCGCGGTTGCCTAGGGGCAAACACACGGGTAAGTTTTCGTCTATGGTTAATCTTTTTAGTTCTGTTTCTGTCCAGTATTTTACATATTGTGTGATTACATCTGCGGCAAGATCAATGCGTTGATCTGCCAGCGTTTTTTTATTTCTTTTTGTAGGTGATTCGGCCTGTTTCATTTATTCTGTATAGTATGTCTTTGTTTACCAGGTGATTTGCAATCATTTGTTCTCTGGGTGACAAATCTTGTTTTTGTACTTCTGAGTGATGTTCGAATATGCCCAATACGTCTGCTTCTTCATTGGTGATTGGCACACTAATTTTATTTACTAGTTCTACAATTTTCATTTTTATTTGTTTATGAAGTTGACCAAGATCACAATGATACCTGTGGTCAATGCGCCAACCAAGGCTGTGCCTATGGTGATTATGGTTTTGTTTGCTGATTCAGGAGCACCGGATAGACTCTCTCTAATGAACATGAGATGTTCTTCCAGTTTACCAACCTTGTGTTCAAGATTGTTCAATTTATTTTCTAGATTGGTGTAGCGTAGAGCACACAGCTCCACGTGTGTTTCCAAACTTTCTTTTTCAATTTCGGCGGCCATGGCTTGTATCCTTGTTAGTTGTGATATCTGATATAGTGTATTTAACAATGAGCCATGACAAGTGAAGATTAGGTAGATATCAATTACTATTTAAGTCAATGCGGCCTAATCTAAAAAACACGTTTTTAATAGCACCTTTGGTATAGAATATGGGTAATATGAATCGGGCTGTTTCTTCAAGACCCATGATGATCGGCACTTCGTCAAAATCTTGTTCCAAGTAGTGCAAGACCTTTTGATCTTTGAGCCAGACATCGGAATGTTCTGTACTGAAAGACCAGAACCATACTCGATGCACACCCGAATACATTTCTCCAAAGTCGCTGCCTTCTAGGTCAACATCTTGATATATGGGGCCAATCATGTCCAACGGCTGAGCACGTATACCAATGCATTGTAGTACTGTTTCCCAATTACGTTGTTGGTCACGTGCCTGATCACCATCGCCCCTGGTTCTGGTCACGCCTGTTTGTGTGATGTCCACTAGAGTAATGCCGGTGATGTGTTGCATACAGATATTTATAGTCGTAAAAAAAGGCACTAAAAAGTGCCTTCTTTGGATCAAGTAGCTATTAGGCTAGTTTGATACCACCTGTGCTACTGACCACGGCGGCTGTTGCATCAACTGTACTGTATGCACCAATGTTAGCACTTAGCAAGCGGATGGCTGCTTGTAAAGTAGCGGCTGTGTCTGAACTGCGTTCTGTGATAACGCTCAACTGACTGCCTGTATCAACTTGATATGCTATAACTGTTGCATTTGCCGCAACAACGTTCAACAATGTTTCAACTGCACCAGAAACGCCAGAACCGTTTGGTCCGCCAAGTTCTGCTGCCAAGTTACCGCCTGTAGCGGTGATCTTGAATGCTTGGATTGGGGCCGCAATACCTGTGTTGATGATGGTTGCGTTTGCTGTGTGACGGCCTGCACCGATGTTGAATACACCACCTGTGTTGCCATTTGCTCTTTGGAATACTGCCATTTTATTTCTCCTGTAATGGTTGCGTAATACGCATGCAAATATTTATCATCTGCAACAAAAACCAGCTCAATTAGGTGTCCAACGATGTCTAGGTACCAGTTTGGTATCTCGATATACCCAACCCTCGCCGCCAGGCACACCTTCAGTTGAGGTACGTATCTGCGGTGTCTGTTGATCCAATTGATCAATGATGTCGTTCTTGATATCTCTAATGGATTCAACTAAGCCAAATACCGCCTTCAAACCATCGGGGTTGGTTTCTATTTTGTCCACAAAGGCCTGCATCTTTTTAGGGCCCAGTGTGGTCTGTACCCAAGGTAAAAACTGCGATTCAAGACCTTCCAAGTTGCCTTCTTTGCTCTTAGTGTTAACAAACGCATATATATCACTGCCGGGACTGGACAACCCGGGCACACCCGATAAAAATGCATCCACTGCTTTGCGTGTCCGAGCCGACAGTTTTAGTGACTTGACATAGTTGGCGTCAATCACTGCACCTTGATCTGCAAAGTAAGGTCCCAGTATGACCAACTGTGAACTGGCAGAGGGATAGTATAGTCCTTGACTGGTCCGGAACTGTTCTAACCGAGGCATCTTGCCTGCATCCTTGTCGCCAAAACGTTTTAGATATTTGTGTACCACTACTGCGGCTTTGGCTTTGTACAGCAGATTTCCCAGTTCAACGGGATTACCTTCGGCATCGGCCACTGGTGCCATATAGGTCACTTTGTTGGGAGTAAACACCAGCTCTTGACGTTTGACATCGTATGGTTTGCCTGGGTAAAACAACATGTCACCAAAGAAATAACCACGAAAGTTCTCTGGAGTACCGGCTTCAAATATGTGCCAAGCAGAAGCCATGTCTGCGGCAAACTGTGCTCGCCAATCTTCACCCTTGCCACGACTCATGATAAACTGTTCTAGTTCGTCGGGGCTGGTAGCAAAACCGCCTTGATCTGCTTTGTCCCAGTTGTTTTTGCCCACAAACACAAACTGACCGTTGGGCTCTCTGCCCCAGTACACCGTGGGGTTGCCGTCCCACTTTAGACTGTAGTCTTTGCCAGTGGCTTCTGTGGCCATGTGACGTAAGTATTCCAGCGCACGGTCTGCGCCTGCAGATCCTTCTGTGAACACAAGATCCTCTAGGTGATTAAACTCGCGTCCAATCTTGGCAGCTTCTACTAGTAATTCGCTGGCTCTCATTTAAACATCTCGCTGATCTGTCGCAGCCATTGTGTGCTGCCGGGCTGTACACTTTCGGGCAGTGTTAGCAGGCCCTTGGCCTGATCATCACGTGCTTGTGCCAATTTGGCATCACGGTTAGGATCGTTAGCTAGACTGGCCATGATTGTTTTTACACTGTTCAAGTCGTCGGCATTGGCCTGTGGATTTAACAGTATCTTGGCCACAGCATCTCGCTCACGTGCAACCACTGTGTTGTCCTCGCGGCTTATCAATTTGGCACCAAATGCATCAAACTTCAAATTGAGCGCCTTGGCAATACTGCTGATCAATAAAAATATAGGTGATCCTCGAAAGTCGGGATCCGAATACATGCCTCTGGGACCGTGTTGATGATATGGTGCTACAATATGTACATCATTTATGACCATTAGGTCAACTTGTGCATAGCCACCGTCAGTGACCTTGCTGGCGTATGGCACACCAATACTGACATTGCGCCCGTTGACGTTGGCTTCGATGTTCTTGGCAGAGAAGAACTGCGCCAAGGCCTGTTTGGCTGCTTTGACTGGATCCTTTGCGTCTTGGGTTTTAAACAAGGCCACAACATCTTCAGCTTCGACCATTAGATCAATATCGCCTGACTCTACCTTGTATCCTGCCGAACCGATATCAGTCTGCATACGTTTTAACAAGGCAGGCGGTGCCAGTCGTTGAGCAATAGCAACCACTGCAGGCACATCTTCTTTGGCTACAGGGCGACTTGTGGGTATGGCGTTGCCGCCTTCTAATAGTATCATTTTCTTCGGGATTTCATTTTGCGCCACAACACTTCGCCAAGGTCAATACTGTCTTCAAGTTGACTTACTGGCTGATTTAGAAATGAAGGTTCTGCTTGAGCCGCGGCACGTCTCCGTGCAACTTCTCTGCGCCCAACATATTGAGAACTCTTTGGATCATCCCACCCCAGAGCCGTGTTTGTAGCAGGTGTAGAATACGAGCTTGGCGGAATAACTCTTCCTGGTGCCTGATATGAACCGTTTCCTGCAGCCATGGTACCTGTTGCATTGCCAGTAGCTGACATATTTGTAGGTGCTGTTGGTTCTATTGGTATTGGCGCTGTCGGGGTCGGTGCTGTCGGTGCTGTAGCCTCCGGTGGCGGCATATTGAGTGTAGGATCAAATCTTGGGTCATTTCTTCTACGCATTACCGACGGTGTGTCTGTGGTAGTAATAGGTGTGGTTTGTCTTTGTGCAAGAACATCTGCGGCCGGTGCCGAGTTTGTAGTATCTATGTTAGTGGGTGCCGCGGGCAGTATGGCATCAGTGTTTCTATATGATTGTACTGCTTGGTCAGATTGTCGTTGTGTCGGAGCAGGTGCCGGTGGCTGAGTCTGTGGTGCAGGTGCTGGCGATTGTGCGTTTACCTCAGAATTTAAATAGGTATCATGTTGTTTGTTCAAAAAGGCCTGCATAGCCTGACTGACCGGTTTCCTAGGATTGGTAGCTGGTGCCCAAATACCGCTGTCGTTCAATGCATAATCAGCGTTTTTCCATTTGATCATGATTGGTTCATCGCTGGTTATTGATACCCCAGGCGATAATTGTGGGCCAGTGTTTCTAGTACCGGCATTGGTATTGAGACCTTGTAAAAGCTGAGCATTCTCGGGTGCGTATCTGCCCATGGCTCTATAAAATGTGTCTTGCATTTTGTCGTTGACCGGTGTACCAGCTTCGTCTACCCATTTTCCTGATGCATCATCAATGCTGTAATTTTTACCAGAAAAAGTCAATGTTGGATCTGCATTTGGATTAGAGGCGCCGCCGGTGATGGTCAGCCCTGGTACGTCAGTTTTGATTGGTTCTTTGGTCGGCTGTGCCTGTAAACTGGCTGACGCTCTGTCGGTCCAATCTTGTGCATCCGGTGTGTCTCTCATGGCAGCTGCCAGGCTCTGTCCAGTGACCGTGGTGATATATTCTTCAACACCCTTTGGCGTCATGTCAGTTGGTGCGGAAACATTTGGAATATTTGGTGCAGACTTTTGCACAAACTGTTGCAGAGCAGATGGGTTTTTTTGCAAAGTGGGATCCATGGCCACTGATTGATTCCATCTACCAATAAGAATATCGGCTACGCGATTTTTAGTGGCTCGACCCTGTGACTTTTGACCAACCAGTGGTGCATTGGCTTTGATGGTATTGATTCCGGACCTCAACGAGTCCATTACACCTTCGTCTAGTTTGTGTTGATCATCAATTTCTTTAATCTTCATTGCGTATCTTTCTGACCCCACGGGTAAATTTGGAGGCATCTTGACTACGTATGCTGTTGAGTAGTCTACGTTCCAACTCGGCGGCCTGTTCGGCATCATAGTTTTCACGTATGTAGTTGACCAGATTGATGGCACCCTGGATCACATGGTTAGCACGACTTTCCACAAGATTTTGTTTGTCTCTATGGGTCAACAGGCTGTCAAGCTCGTCCAAGATACTACGGGTACGCTTTTGCAAGATAGGCTCCAATATAGTCTATTTATTCAGTTTTGTTCTTTAAGCCTGCTAGCATTGCCTTGAGTTTGTGACTTTGTGCTTCACCGCCCACTGGAGATTCCAAACTGAATCCTGGTTTGGGCTCGGCCTTGGCCCATTTGACCGGTTCAGCGCCATCTTCAGTGGGCATGGGTTTGCCCTTGATCTGCGTCATAATACTGCCAATTCTGGACCCTGTGGTGCCATCTCCTGCACTTTCGCCTTCGTCTGTGATACGCATGGTATCAATGTTGTAGCTCAAGTCAACTTTTTGCCCAACACCTGTACTACTGCGCGACTTCATACACTGGATTTGATAGCGGCCACGTTCTTTCATGGCCCTGCTGGTAAAGATACCAAACACGTTGTCTGCGGTGTTGATCTTACTAATACCACCTGATATATGGCTGTGATCAAATTCAACTTCTTCCACAGCTGATCTATTCAACTGACTGGCTGTGACCATGAGCATACCCAGTTCTTTGGCCAGATTGCGTAGTTCTTCACTCACATACTTGTCTTTGACAAACAGGTCATTGGGCGAAACTTTGGCACTCACAGGCATCAACAAGTCCAAGTAGTCAATCATGATAAAGTCTACACTACGCCCTGTTTGAATTTGGTACTCTTTCAAGTATGCACGGATATCGTTGATGTTGCTCTGCGCTGGCATACCCTTGACCTGATATGTGCCTGACTTCTTGCCCACCATCTTGACTTTGAGTGTGGCAGTATCAATGTCCTTGCGTATGTCTTTGGTACTCATATTGGCCAACATGGCATCTGTACGCAGACTGGTCAATTCTTCGCTTAATTCTAGTGTGATGTAAACACCGTTGAGGCCGGCCTGTACCCAATTCAATGCAATGTTCATCATCACAAGTGATTTACCAGAACCTGAACCACCAGCAAAGATGTTGAGTTCACCACGGCTGAAGCCACCATACAACAGTCGATCCAGTTGTGGCCAACCTGTTGAAACCTGTCCACCGGCGTTGAAGTATCTGTTGATGCGTTCTGCAGGATCTGCAAAGTAGTCTGTGCCCATGTCACGTGTAAGACTGATATGTACAGCGTCCTTGATCAGTTTTTCCACAGGATCGTATTCACCTTTTTCAATCAAGTCTGCGGCTTTTAGAATAGCACGTTCCAGTTCTTGTCTGCGACTAAATCCTTCAAACTCTTCCAAGAACCAATCATAGTGTCCTTTGTCAAGATCAGGCACCGCCTGCAGTTCCACACCTGTGACTGCCCGGATCTGGTCACGTGTGGGTATGGCGCGATGACTATCTGTGTGTGTTTTGATAAACTCTGCAACTGCCCTAAGACTGCGATCAAAGTTTTCTGCGTTAAAGATATTCTGTACACGCACATAGGCTGTGGCATCTTCCAGCATCATCTCTAGAAATAGTCTTTGTAGGTCTACGGTGTATTCTTTGTTCATTTTGTTAGGTATTTAATAATATTGTTGGCCAAGTTTTGATGAGTCACAGGTCCCGGATGTATGTTATCTGCGGCCAGATCTACAGCACCGTCCATGATAGACGAGAACATGTTGATCCATTTTGATTTGTCTAATTTTACAATTTCTGTTGATATTGCTTCAAAAAATTTCTTTATATCATCGTCGGGCAGTTGGTCAATGCACAAAAGATTTTTTGTGTATTCGCTAAAGTAGCGTTGAGGATCTCTAGTGGATTCTGGGTATTGCAGTTCGGCCGTCCACGGAATCAATCCATTGATAAAAATCAGTTGGCATTTGTCTCGGGCCAACATTTCCAATATCTTGCAATAGTTTATCACCAATAAAATATTGTGATAATCATGATTTAGATAACGAAACATGTCAATAAATTTATTTGCTTGTTGTTGCGGGAGAAAAAAATCTAAATACTTCAAATCATTGCGTATACCAGCAGTGATCGGAAACTCTAAATCCAATGCTGGATATAACCAATGCCTACTCAATTCAGACCATTGAACAAACATCACATCGGGTGTATCGAACAACAATTCATTCATTGATTCCATAAAAATTTTACTATTGCAGTTGCCCGGTACTGAGATATTTTTTAGAACAGCCGCCTGCGAGACAGCAACCAAACTGGCATAGTTTTCATTTGAATCGTTCAAACTCACACCATGTGTAAGCGAGCAACCACTAAAGCAGAATCTTTTCATAGTTAATTATATAGTCTTTTCTTTTTGAGTTCGATCTTTAATCTTGATGTTTCTCTGGCTTCCAGTATGCTCTTGAGCACAAACAATCGACCATACCTGACCACAGCTTCATTGATGTCCTTGCAGGTATCCATCCATATGGGGAAGCTCACTGTCCATCCATACTCGATGGCCGCATCAATCAACTTGGCACCGGCCCGGTCTGAGTCGGGCACAACTATGACTTCTCGGCCCAAGGCATCGATCACATCGGCCTGTGTCTCATTGCACTGATTACTCAATATAGCCACACCGTCTATGCTCATGGCATCAAACGGTCCTTCACACACAATCACAAACCGGGCCGCAGGCAGTTGGCGATCCACATTAAACACATAGTTGGGTTCGTGACTGTTGTGATACTTGGGCTTGACATCATCTTGTGTGGCACGGGCAGTATAGCCAATGATTTGGTTCTGCCAAGTAAAGGGCACAATTACTCGTTTGTCTAAATTATATTGTCGCTCGGGAGTCCAATAAAAATCATATTTACTTAGATCAATGGCTCTGGCCGCTGGATACAGCACAGCGTTATGAAACACCGCAGGTACATTGTACACTGTGGGATTTTCTGCACTCAATGTGTGGAAAGTTTCCCAGGCCTGCAAGGTCTGTGCTTCTGCAGGCAAGGGTCTGGGTTTGATGGTCAGTTCCGTACGTTCTACCGGTTTGGTATCCGGAACACCCACAAGGTCTTTGATACGAACCGCATCAATTACCAATCGGCGCACGGTGTTTTCATCTGCACCTAGCCACGACAACAGTTTACGAAATTTGTAGTTTAGATGATAGCCCGGAGTGTAACTGGCTTTGAAGTTGCAGTTGAAGCAATGATAGCTGATGCCGCCATCTGGGTTGCTGATGATACCACCGCGGCTGCGTGTGTCTCGGCTTTCACCATTATGATCACAACAGGGCGCATTAAAAC